CTATTGTTAAATGACACATACATTAGACGTGAATCATACTATAAGACAGTACAATCTTATGCAGGTTATAACGGTGACGAAGATTTTGGTGATTCAATACGTAAGGCATTCATTTATGACTTGATTACAGATGGTAATATTGCAACAACTAACTTGGTCAATAGTTGGTTTGATGCCGAAGGTAACTTTATAGCATATCCTGGTATCTTCAGGACACAGTTAATCTTCCACGCAGATGCTATTAAGGAGATGTGTATCAAGATTGTCAAACAGAAAGCAGATAATCCTGGTTCATATAACCAAGAAATTCCTTTTGAAGATAAAGAGTTACGTCCTACTGAGACTGCTGAACATAAGATTCATCAACTATACCATATGATTGATGTTGCACTTAATCGTTCTACATTCCCATCAGTATACTTGAAGTTTAACTTTGATGTTGGTGCTCAGGTTAATCAGGATGGTTCACTTGATGCTCCTGACGGACATAAATTTGAAGCATATGATCGTGTAACTTATACAGTTCTTGGTACTGCTATTGAAGAATTAGATCGTACAACTTATATTATTCACCCAGATACATCAGCAAATCTAATTTGGTTGGCAGAGGAAATAGATGGTGAGAAAATTACCTCACTATCACCTGGCACACCAGGTCAAACTCATAGTCTATCTGTAACTGATGAAACTGGTATCGTAAGAGTTCCTACAACTTATGGTACACGTAATGTTCCTACACCTATATCTGGTGGTATTAGCACTGCTGACATATTCTTCGGTGATACTTCAGGTGCATATGCTGAGATTATAAGAATACAGGACAACCTTGCAGATATCCTATACGCTGTTAAGTGGATGCCACTAACAGTTACAAGTGATCCTGAGACATTTGTTAACGGTGAAGAAGTTGTTAAGACTGGTGCTACAGGAAATAAAGCTACAGTTCTTGCTACAGACAATGCAACATATGCAAAACTTATCATTACTTCTGGAAACATTCAAGAAGGTGATGCTATTGAGGGATCTACTTCTGGTGCTACAGGAAATATTGGAACTGGTGCTCACGATCGCTTGTTAATTAACATCAAGCAAGGTGACTTTATTGCTACCGATATAATTTACGCTAAGAATGGAACCAGTAAGGCAGATGCATTGATCGTACGTAATAACGATGGTGCTCTACTTGATAATCAGTCTGGACGTGTCACATTCGACATTGAGACTGTTAAAGGTAACTTTACACCTGGCGATGTTATTTACGGTTCTGTTACTGATCAAATTATTGAAATTGAAGGATTTAATATCCTACCTGGATTTGGTGAATATATTCACTCAACATTCATTACAAGAATTACATATAACTCACTTGTAACTGACTTTGGTGTAGATGATACATTCAAGGTTGGTGATACTCTTCAGATGCAGAACGCAGGTCAGTCTGTTGGACATACATTTATCGTTACTGAACACGATGCTGATAATAATTACGTATACCTTGCAAATGAAGAAGGTAGATACGTGGGTATTGGTGATGATTTGACTGTAATTGCTGGCGATACTGCATATCAACTTGCGAAGATTCCACCTGGTTCTAACTTCCCAAGTGTTACAACTTCTGCAATCGTCGCTGTAGACATCTCAAACACAACTGCTTATGGAAGAATCGAAAAAATTGAACAAATTGGTTTACGTGCGATCATTCATTTGGGTGATACTTCTGGAACATTCGTTAAGAATGCTCAAATCATCGGTGATTATGGATTCAGAGGTGCTTGCTCAGTTGCGAAGACACTACGTGGTCGTGTTAGAAGATACTTCAGAGGATTTGATGGTGAGACTAAGGACTTCAAGTTAACTACTGGTAACGGTACTGCATACTTCCCAGATCCAGCTGGTCATATGATGATCTTCGTGAACGGTATTCTACAACCACCAGGCGGTAGTAACGCATTCACTGCATTCTCTGACAACATTCAGTTCACTGAAGCACCTGCAATCAACTCTACCTTCCACGGTGTGTACGTAGGTAAGTTGAGACAGTTAGATGACATCTCATTTGACTTCGATTCATTACGTAACTCCTTCAACTTGAAGTTAGGTGGAGTGTTCTACTCCTTGACACTAACTGAAGGTGTACAGTCTAACACTATCAGACCTGAGAACAACATCATCTGTCAGTTGAATGGTGTTATTCAGGAACCAGGCATCGGTTTTGAGATCGTTGGTTCACGTATTATCTTCTCTGAAGTTCCTCGTGCTGGTTCAACATTCGTTGCATTCTCTTATATTGGTTCTGACGTTGACGTTATTGCTGCAACAGTCGTACCTCCTATTGAAGCTGGTGATAGATTGGCAATCGAGGGTGAAGAATTTGAAAGAGAGGTTGCTCTAATTGAGTCTTCTAACTCACTAATTACCTTCGAATACACTGGTGCTGTTCGTGGACGTAACGCAGATGCCCTTGCAACTATCGAGAAAGGACGCATCATTGAAGCAATTCTAACCAACTCAGGTGATGGTTATACTTCACGTCCAAACGTTGATGTTATTTCCTCTACTGGTTTCGGTGGTAAGATCAAGGCACTCGTTGGTCTCGCACGTATTGATGTTAAGAATGCAGGTCAAGGTTATACAATGCCTTCTGTTTCAGTCCACAACACTGTCGCAGACGACTTCTTAGGACCTACAGGTGCAGGTGTTAACGGTGGTATCGATATCTACGATCCTAATTACGTTCCACCTGGCGAATCTGAAGCAGTCGGTGAATCATTTATCACCATTGAATCACAACCAGTTAACACAACAGTTAACCAAGGTGATCCTGCATCATTCACCGTGATCGCATCTACAACACCTGCTGGCGGTACTATTAACTATCAGTGGCAGAAGAAGGATTACGGTACTAACGCTTGGATAAATATACCAGGTGCTACATCACCTACCTTCAATACACCTGTAACTACTCAGGCAGATGGTGGTGATGAATTTAGAGTCGGACTAACATCAGTCGGTGCAACTCCAACATTATCTCAATCAGCAGTTCTAACGATTAACATCGGTTCAACTACGGTTGACAACTTCAGTCCAGATCAAATATTTGACGATAACTAATGTCAGCACAAGGTTCCTATAATCCAGCAACAGATATCCTAACAGTAACAGGGGATGGTTTACCTCATCCTGTTGCTAAGGGTACGTTCCCTAATGAGAACAATCTAAATGATGTATCTGCATATACTTTTAGTCACGCTTTTACATATAGAGGTGGAAATAACACAACTGCTGGTGGTTCTGTACCACTAGGTATCGTTGGAATTTCTGCCAACGGTGTTGCTTTGTTTAATCCCTCTGCTGGCACTCTTGGAAGTCCTCCATCTGGATTTAATTGGATTGCGTCTGATGCTTTTGGTATGTACAATCCTGGTTCAGATACTGCTGGTGGTCGTCCTAATGTTAATGATCAGTATCATTACATTGATGGTAACTTTCTAACTTCTTGGAAAGTTAATCAGGTGATGGCTGGTTACAATGATTATTATGGATTAAGTCAATATCAAGGTGATAATATGCGTCACCCTGATGGTCATTCTAAAATTCTAGGAATGTCATTTGATGGATATCCTATCTACGGTCCTTATGGATACGACAGTCCATTAGATAATAACTCTCCAGTTAAAATTATGGAGACAGGTTATCAAATGAGAGAAAATATTGCTGCTAATAGACCTGCATATGGTACTACTACTGCAAACCCTCCTAAAGGTTCTCTTATGGAGGATTATGAATACAACGTTAGCAAACCAGGGAGACATTTAGATGTTTATAACGGTCGTTTTTGTCATACTCCTGAGTATCCCAATGGGACTTTTGCTTACTTCGTCACAATCTGGAATGATGAAACGGAGACGAAAACGTACGTAGTCACTGTATCAAGTGAAAGTGATGGTAATAAGTACCGTTTAGATGGAGTTTTATATCCCAACTTAACATTTATTAAAGGAAGTACATATAAGTTCATACAAGAAGACAGTACAAATCTTACTCACCCTATTAGATTTTCAACAACACAACACGGTATTCACGGTGGTGGAGTTGAGTATACAAGCGGAGTAACTCACGTAGGTACACCAGGTCAATCTGGTGCGTATACCGAGTTTGTTGTACCACAAGATGCACCAAACTTGTACTACTATTGTCACAACCATAATGGTATGGCTGGTACTGGTGGTGCCATTACTGTAGTTCCTAATCGTTATCTAACTCCTAAGTATCCGTATATATTTGGACTTTCTTCTAAAGAGACGCTAAATATACCAGCAAATCAAGGAATTGGTCAAGCTGCGTCGGGTGGTGGAGATAGTGGAGGTTCGACTCCAACTGATCCTCCTAGTATCATTATTACCAACCAACCTACCAATGCAACCATTGCTGATGGAGGTTCACAAACTTTCAGTTTGTTAGCTGTAATTGAACCTGAAGATGGAACAAAAAATTATCAATGGCAAGTATCTACCGATGGTGGATTTGCTTGGTCTAATATAAGTGGTGCAAATGCATCGACATATACATTGACAGCAGCAGCATTTATGACTGGTTATCGATACAGATGTATCGTTACAGGTCCTATAGGTGAAGCACAGCAAGCACAAAACTCACCGCTTGCTAGTAACTTAGTTATTCTCACCGTAACAGGTGGAACGAGTCAAACCGATACTTCTGGTGTACTGAGGTGGGATAGTAGTATTGGTAAATTTGATATGACATCGATACCCTTTGATAGGGACAATAATAATCCCGACTTTGCTAGAAACGACGTAAGGTTAGATCAAACCAATTTTGAATTCGACCTCACATAAATAAAAACGTAGAATAACCCCACTACTATGGCTAAACAGAATCTTAATATTGGTGTAAGTGCCAATGATGGAACAGGTGATACCCTGAGAGATGGTGCTATAAAAGTTAATAACGTTATTAACGAAATGTATGCGGCTCTTGGAGATAATACAAACTTACAAATTTCAATCGGATCACCTTCAACCAACCAAGTCCTAAAATGGACAGGTTCGGTATTTACCGAGGGACAACTTGCTGCATCTAATCTGACAGACGTGGACGTTAGTGGGGTTACTAATGGACAGGTTCTTAA